TCATTCATACCAAAATCTACCTTGACAGTTTATATAATAGTGTATAGGATGCGGTGTGCCGCTTTAATGAATAGGTTTAACCAATTCAAACTTAAGTTTACCTACCTCAACAAAGGTCCTATCCTTAAAGTCAATTGTCAGCGGCTTATTGAAATACTTTACCTCATCAGACAGGTGATTAATAAAACCAATAGCCTTACCTTGACGACCCTTAGGTTTATCCTCAAAGACATAAACATGGTTGTACATCCGAGAATCCGACCAGATTGTAGTTTCTTTGAGTAGGGTATACATGATTAACCTTTGATAAAGTCGAATGCGTATTCGTTTTCAGCCACAATATTGAATTGTACAAACCGCTTACGGTAAATGTTACACAATTCAATATACACCTCATTGCCAGTAGGACGTGAGGAACACACAAACAGAGTACCATTATGGAATTCAGCGGTGTCGCCTTCTTTCAGGAGGTGACCAATTTGTTGCAATACGGTTTGTTCAAACATAAAAAAAGCCCTTAATCGTTTAACTAAGGGCTTATTATATCATGGATTGGCAACAATGTCAACCAGTTGTTGTTAATTTGCAACAGGTTTCTTTGAAAAGTTCATCATCCAGTCTTTGGTTACATCACGGGCTTCCATTTTGGACAGGCCATAGTGGTCTTGCAGAATCCGTGGCGATTCAAACATATTGCATACACCACTGGTCCTTACGTTGTCCAGGAACCTAAACATTTCTTGTTTCAGGTCTTCGGTTATCATACAATCTTGCCCAATACATTATAGATTAACTTATCCAGGTCGCTTTGGTAGTCTTTCCCTAGACGGCGTTTCTGGTAGATAGAATCGATAACCTCATTGAATTCAAATTCTCCGAATTCACGGTGCACACCACGGCATGCCAATTCGTCAATCAATTCTTGCGTATCAAACTCACCCAAATCAATTTCTACATCGGTACTTACTGTAACACGGCTCATAATAATTCCTTAAATGATAGATTCAATTTTGTCTCTGATTTCCTTGGATAACAACAGTTTGTCTATTGTATCACGTTGGTCTTTTCTAATTAATACTGCAAACAAGCAGATACTCGGTGTAACTTCTTTTATACCGGCTTCTTTCGCAATACGGTAAATCCTATCAATTAGTCGTTCGTTCATTTTTCAACTCCAAAATGTTTTAATACACGGATAATGTCTTTTTGCACAAGGTTAGCACCATTCAAATCGCTTTTATCGAGTAGTTGCCTACGATCTTTACCAAACGTAAGTTCTAAACATTCTCTAACAATCAACTCGGTGAATTTTTCGTTGTAAATTTCTTCCCACTCTTCGGTGGTGAGTTTAAAACTCACACTATTGAATTCTTCGGTATGTTCTCTAGCCTGTTCAGCAAGTTTTTTAATTCGTTCGTTCATAGACTTATCCCAAAAAAATCATAAATTGCAAACCATTTCCATGTGTCTGGCAGTTCATCACGCCATGCTACATGAGCAGGATTTTGATGCCAACTCATTCCGTCGGGACCCCATTGCCAATGATAAGTACCAAAACGAATATTAAACCAAAGATTACTCATAGTCCAAATCTTTCCAAAATACTGCCTAGCCACATCATTCCTACGCCGAGCATAATAGTGCCGGCAATTAATATTTTGATTTCAGTTCTATTCATTCTCTATCTACCCTTGCATCTTCATTTGATTTATAACACATATGTAGGACGCCTACTATGTACCCAAGTAAAAATACCAAGAAAATACTCATTCTTTATTAACCCCGTACATGAGCATCATTGAGTCCAGTATACAATCATCAACCGGATCATGTTTGATAATGTGGTGTGCAGGATTAAATCCATCATAATCAATATCACAATAACCTGTGGTAGAACCAGTCATCAAATCAACGGCTGTCCGTACATCACGCCACCGACTGAAAAAGAATACAGGTTCAATCTCCAACTTTTCTTCAATAGAATCCAGTACCAATTGGTCAAGGTTGCCACGTGCCCATACCCAGCACTTATCATGCAACGGAAATTGCTTAGACCATTGACGCATAGCCTCAATACCATCATCGATAACAATATCATTGGCATTAGGCTTGAATGATTTTTCTTTAACAATATCACACTGTTTACCCCACCAGGACAGACTGGATCGTGTCATGGTGCGTTTGAGGCGTTCCACTTGGTCGTTAACGCTAAACTTTGCAAAGAATGCAGTATCACGCATCTCCTTTGGTCCTGGCTTTTCCCTAGAATCAAAGTATACGCAAGCCATTGATAGAATCACGGCTGACGATTCTTTACCTAGCGTTTCAACATCGAAACAAAACATTGTTAAAACTTTCAATATATTGAACTAAAATCTTCTTGGCATCCTCATATGAGACACCAAAATCTTGCACCAGATAGTGTGTTGCACCCCACATATTAACTTCACCGGAATCCCGCAAGTCAATCAGGTAATTGTAATGTTCATCAGTCATTTTCATAGGTGCCACTATAACACAAGGCCAAAAAAAAGGCAACCGTCTGGCTACCTTTTGTTGTTTTAATGCAACGATTAATCCTTAGAATTCAACAGGTATTTGTTTGAAATAGCCTTGAATGACATACCACCGTTGCATTCTTTGAATACAATACCCTCACGTTCCACAGTAGGATTCAACAGTGACCTGTCTTCCGCCCATTGCAAAATTTCATCAATAGAACCAACACCAAGGTCTTTACCATCGGTGATAATTGGAACATGGAGTAGACCAAGAGCCGCAACAACCGCTCGGCGGTGTGCCGGGTCAAGGTATGCACCAGCCATAATGTCGTACACATCAAACACACGGAATTCAGGTTGTGTCAGTTTGTAGATATTGCCTTGAATACCAGGACCAATCAACTCACCTTGAATAGCAAAGTCCCATTGTGCATCAAGTCGCTTCATCTTGCCTTCAATATCTTCCTTACGTGCCGTAGCCCAGAATGCATTGCCTTCAGTTTCTTTTAGGTCAAGGTTGCGTGAGCATACACCAAACTCACCACCAATTTGGTACACGGTCATTGAAGAACCTTCCAGCTTTTCGGTTACTTCAAATAGTAGACCATCATCGGATGCAATCTCAATTTCCTTTTTTAGGTTTTGTGCACGTTCTTGGTCAGTCTTAGGAATCAACGCCGGGAAATTACCTCTGGCCATACCAGCCAATTGTGCATTCATCGGCTTTTCCCACTTGATAATACCAAGTGTTTCCGATAAATCATCACCTTCACCACCAACAGTCCAAGGCAACAGCAATCCTTGTGACAATTGACCACGCAGTTTCACGGTACGCAGGCGTTCACCTTTAATACCTTCAAACTCACGGGGTTCCTTACCTTTAGACAGGAACGGAGCCAATTCAGTAGGAATCCAAGAATCAATCTCGCAGTAAACCGCAAAGTCACCAACATTGAATTCACCTTTTTTGACCACAACTTTCCAACCACCTACAACCGCTACCTCGATAGCATCGGCATTTTCAATAGGTCGAATGTCATCAATCTTCCGAACAGTAGCCATTTTACGCATAACAAGCCTCCAACTCTTTCACAATCATATTGTATACATCACGCTTGGACATATAGTATTCATAATCTCTATCATTAGGACCGAAATTCGACCATTGGTTGAACCGTTTATTGTCCAGAATATCTCGCATCAGAGAATCACCATCACCATAGTATGCAATGAAACCATAATGGTTATAGTGTGCAATGAAACCTGAACACTGGTACAGGTAATTGTAACTGGCTTTATTGAGCCGCTCAATACCAAATTTACAGGCGCCTACAATGTTATTAACCAACAGGGTTTTTTGTCGTACGGTGTATGGTGTCATAATAATATCCTTACATTAGGTCAATTTGAACATTAAATACTTGGGACTGCAATTTATGGTCATAAACTGTAACGGTGGTGCCAATGCTGCGGGTATATTGTGATACCAATCGGTTCAGAGCCACAAATACTGCGGTATTTTGCGAGCCGAATGGCATATTGCTGGCGTCCTGGACGGTGGTAATGAAACCAATATCATTCAGAATAACACGGATACGTTGGCTATTTTTGAGTCCTGGTACAATACGTTTCATTCGCATAAAAAGTCCTTATCAATCAATCTAAGAGTCCATTATAGCAGGATTGGCAAGAATGTCAAGGACAATCCGGGACGGTGTTGCATACAAACAACACCGTCCGGGACAATCAACCGCAAATAGCGTAGGTTGCGAGGTCTTTCCATTTGCCATTGGGATTGGCTTTGCGAATCTTAATCACTTGCATAAGAGTACGCAAGGACAATTCTTTAATGTCATTGACAACCGATGCAATGAGGTCCATTGAATCGTTTTTGGTCACTGTATCAAACTCTGGCATAAAATCAGCCTGAGACAACAGGAAGCGCATACGCTCGACTTTTTGTACAGGCGTCATAGTCAGGTCGACCGCAAGGGAACGGCTGATAATGGCTTGATCCATAGAGCCAGAGGGCAGGTTAGAAATGAACACCACACGACCTTTGAATTCAAACACATTAGGCAGGTCCTCATCACGGTTCTCCGAACGCCAAGAGATAATACGGCGAGAGTAAGAATCTAATGCAGCCTTGAGCAGGTTAACCGACACTGGGTCTTTGAGCACCGAATCACAATCATCGAACACAACCACAGAATTGCGGTTCTCATACAGGCAACGGTACAAACCTTTGGGAGTAGAATAGCCTTTGACTACACGGAAAGAATTCTTAGGAACATTGTCACCAATCTCCAACTCATCCAGCGAGGACAGGTCAAGGAAACCAGCCGTGGTCAATGCAGCAGACACGGTATGGGACTTACCGAGACCACCAGGACCAGTCACAACCACAGAGGCTTGGTCGCCATTGGCAAGCATAGTGACCATATCACGCACAAAACCGAAACGCTGGTTGATAGAAAATTTGGACTCAACCACCGGTGCGGCAGCCTGCTCCGACTTTAGCATACGCTCCAATGCACGGCGGTTGGAACGCTTGACGGTCTTGCCGTTGATAATGGCTGCAAATTTGTCACCGATTGTAAAGATATTAGACATAAAATTTCCTAGTTCGTTTCAAAGTAAGTGGCAATTATAGCACAACCGGCCAGTCCGTCAAGGACTATTTGGGACGGTGTTGTTATTCTGCAACAGCCTCTTTGGTGCAAAATTTAGCAAAGGCGTCCCATGAACCCGTGAACAGGTTCTCTTTGGTATAAGAATCATTCACAACCACTTTATCATTGTGGATATGATAATCATATTCTTCACCAACGTCCTGTGAGTCGATGGGGTACAGGTAGAAACCACCCGCCTCGGTCTTGAAATGACCAATCATTTGAGCCGCAAGGCAACCCATGCCGTTGGCAGTCTTCCGAGTCTCACCGACTGCGATACCATTGGTAATGGCAGCAAACTGATTCAGGAACTGCGACAATTCAGCACCATGACCTGTAGGATAACCATCAAACTGCCGATACATACAAACCACCGCTTTACCATGCTCATAAACCTGTGTCAAAGAACGTGTACCCATAAAATCTCCTAATCAATCAAAGTAAGTGGCAATTATAACACAATTGGAGAGTCCGGCAAGAACTTTCGGGACGGTTGTTGTTTTTACGCAACACCATTCAACAATCGGGATCAAAATCATGCCATTCCTGAGCCTCATCCGGTTGTCCGTCCTCATCATCATAAGTGGCATCGGTGTCAATCATAATATGGCCAAATTGAATCATACCATCATTGTATTCTGTCACGAAATCAGATTTGAATTCAATTACATTACCACAATTGATATCATTAGACCACCAATCCTCACTGATTAATTTAATATCCGACACCAAAATACAACCAATAATACCTGCATCCACATCATAATGATTATTATCTTGGTCTTTATATGTGCCATCACCCCATGCGGTGCCATAAACTGCAAACCGGCGTCCGTCTTTCAACGTGAATTCACCATCATTGCCGGCAGGATTATCCTTGAACATAATACCACATACTTCATCCCAAACCTCATGCAGAACATAGCACAGGTCACCAACATAATAATTACCAGCAGGCATCATAATAATATTCCTTTAATTAACCAAAAAGTGCTTCGTTCATTTCTTTGCATTTTAATTCTTTGGGTGTATATTCAATATTTTCCCAAATACCACCTTTAATAGGCAATGCCAGTGCAATATCATGTGAATAAACTGAGCCGGTCTCGGTATAATAACCCTCTACCTCAACCAAACGGGTAGTACCTCGCATATTATCCATCATGGTACCGTACCAACCATTAGCCATACGGACTCGCATACCTTTTTTAATGTCAGCCGTTTTCATAATAATTACCTCGACAATATTAAATTATACTAACACCAGCATTTGGTCGTCAGCCATACCATATTTCTTGAACAGGTATGCCTTTGCAGCCTCAAGGGTAGGGCGAGCCGCTTCGGCTTTACCACCGTACCATGCCATGTATTTCTGACGGTCTACACGGAAGGTAATAGTACCGTCAGCATAGGTTGCCTTTGCGGTTTTGACCTTCGGCGTTGTTGCAGCCTTTACAATCTTGACCTTGGGTATTTTGACAATTTTAGTCTTAGGTGTCACCTCGACGGCAGTGGTATTGACCAATGCGACCTCAGCGACAGGTTGAGACTTTGCAACCTTGACAGGACCACGCCAAGGCAGGAAACCAAGGACGCCAGGTTTATCTTTTGATTTTAGAATATCTTCCATAGTATATTCGCAACGGCTCCAAGTCTCGGTCTCGGCATTGAACCAACGCAGGGGAGTACCAAGTTTTTCACCACGGTCAACAATATAAATGCCAGTGTGGACAGGATTAACGCCGGTGTTGAATACATTTTCCATAATTTACCTCAATCAATTAAAAATACCATTATAACAAGAATCCACGGATTGTCAAGGACTTTCCTCGACACTGTTGTTTTTATGCAACATCATCTTCCGTGATATTACAATCAATATCCCGTTCGGCGCATTCTCGGATCAATTCCAAATCAGAATAATCCCGATAACCACGGTGACCGAATTCAAGGTAAGAATCCAATAATTCTAGTGCATCACCGTGGATAATAGAATTAAAATCTGAATCAACCAAAGCCTTAATCATTTTCTCACGCATAATATATTTCCTTTAATAATTAATTAATTACTTGACCAATTGCAATTTGAATACCT